TCGACAACGGGCACGTAGAGACCGTAGATGAAGCACTCTATGTAATGATGGAAATGGATGCAGAAGTCATTCGTGATATTGTTGAGGGTCAATCAGGACGCACTGCTGTTGGCGATGGTCGCACCGTTTGATAAAAGTTTAACATAATACTTGGGGGTTGACAAACCCCCTTTTTTATTGCTAGAATCGCTTTGCTAGGATTGAAGATAAATAATATCTCATAAAGACCTTTAATATGAGTTATGAAAATCCCTGGAGATTCAATGGGGAAATTTTTGAGTCTTCTGATATTCAAGATTATTTTGGTTTTGTATATCATATTCATTGCGGTAAAACTGGTCGTAGTTATATTGGTAGAAAGTATTTCTGGTCTTTCCGCACACCAAGAGGAAAATCTAGAAAAGTTAAGTCAGAGTCCGATTGGAAAGCATATTACGGCTCCTGTCCTGAACTCAAATCCGATATTAACATTTGGGGAAAAGCATCCTGCGACAGAACAATACTTAGCCTCCATAAAACCAAAGGACAGTGCAACTACGAAGAAACAAAACAGCTCTTCCTAAATAATGTGTTGATCGAGTCTCTTGACGATGGGAGTCCAGCGTATTACAATAGTAATATCCTAGGACGCTACATGCGAAAAGATTATGGAAACTTTGGAAAAGACTCTGAAACAATCACATGATTGGGCAATTGATCGTATACATTTCCTATGTGAAGAAAAAAATATTGAAGATGCCCATGCGATTCAATCTGAGTTTAGTGAATGGTTGAATCCAGATATTCCAGAGCATGATATTTTCTCATTAGAATTCATAGGAGAGGAAGATGACATTAGATCTTCATAACTTTTTCAAGTTTTACGACGAAAAAAATTCAAATCACGTAGCAGCAGTTCAATGGTTAGAAGATAACCTACCTGCTCAGTTTTTAGATGATGCAGAAACTGACTGGATTGGTATTTTCAGAACAAAACCACCAACTCCAGAGGTTTTAGCAGTTCCTTATTTCAATCAAGTAGACAACTACAGAGATGCACATAGAACTTGTAACAGTTCATCGTGTGCTATGTGTCTTGCTTTCCTCAAACCAGGAAGCATCAAAGGTGATGACGAGTATGTCAAGAAAGTATTTGCGATTGGCGACACGACTGACCATTCGGTACAGACAAAAGTTCTGGCAGGTTATGGAGTTAAGTCACACTTTAGTTACAATCTTTCTTTTGCTGACATTGATAAGAGTCTTGATGCTGGGAAACCTGTTGTTATTGGCATCTTGCATCGCGGTTCTCTATCTGCACCTACTGGTGGGCACATGTGTGTAGTCATCGGTAAGACGCCAGATGGTAAAGGATATTTTGTCAACGATCCATACGGTTCCCTCAACGATAACTATACTGGACCAGTCACAAATGGTAAGAAGACCATTTACACCAAAGCAGTTCTCAAGCACCGTTGGTGTCCAGGAGGGAATGATGGATGGGGAAGAATCTTCGATTAATTTCAAGAGAAAGATATTGCAACGTATCAAAGATCTGACAAATCACGGTAAGCACGTGGAAGCAAATCAATTGTATCAAAAGTATTTCGGAGGACCAAATGGCAAGGATTGACCTACACAACTTCTTCAAGTTTTATGACGAGAAGAACCCTAACCATGTCAAGGCAGTACAGTGGTTAGAAGATAATCTACCAGTCAAGTATCTAGAAGATAGTGTGGATTGGGCGGAGATTTATAGGGGAAAAAAGGGTAATGCGGCACCAGCACCATCTGCTGCCGCTCCTGTAACTGGTGGTGATGATGTCCCACAAATGGGCATCAAGTTAATCAAAGAGTTTGAAGGATGCCATCTGAAGGCATATCCCGATCCTCTGACTGGTGGACTTCCAATCACAATTGGTTGGGGTTCTACCCGTAAGAAGGATGGATCCCCATTTCATATGGGAGATACCATTACTCAAGCAGAAGCAGATGATCTGCTAATCAGTCAGTGTAAGAATCAGTTTCTCCCTTCACTTCGTAAAATCCCACATTGGAATGAAATGTCAGATGGAAAAAGAGGCGCTCTGCTCAGCTTTGCTTATAATCTTGGTGCCGGTTTTTACGGTGGCGATAACTTTAATACTATTACTAAACGCCTGAAGAATAAAGAATGGGACTTGGTTCCTGATGCTCTCTATCTTTATCGTAATCCTGGTTCAAATGTAGAAGCAGGACTTGCTCGCAGAAGAAAAGCAGAAGGTGAAGCTTGGAAGAAAGGATAGATAAATAGTTTCAACCAGTGAGTTGAAACGACTCAGACCCACACCAAGGTGAGTTGTGTTTGGTAGTTCATAGGAATTTCTACCACACCAACTCACCTTATCTTCATGTCTACCAACACGCAAAAGGCGCTGGCTGCAGCGTCTGCGCTTCTTTTTGGAGTGCCAACAGCAGCTCTTGCGGATACAATTTCTGGTACAGATTTTGAGGGAGGTTCATTATCTGGTTGGAATGTTGGATCTCAAACAGGAACTCTTACTAATGGAACCATTACAGGTAATGGGACAGGTGTTACTGCTATCAACGGTTCAGTAACTTTCAATGCACCTTCTCACGGTGCAGTAGGAAGTCCAACTAAACAAGATGGATCCCCAAATCCATATTATGCACCCGCAGTAACTCCAACAACTTGGACATTCTCTCCATATGGTTCTTATGGTGCTGCGTTGCAACCAACAGGTAATGTAACATTTGATGCTGCAACATCAGCATTAGGACTTACACAAACTCAAAATCAAGAGATTAAAACAAAACTCCAACAGGATCAACAAGCATCAGGACTCGGAAATCCTAATCCAACTAATGCTGCATGGTTAACTCAAAGTGTAAATCTTGATGCTGGAACGATTTATACAATGTCTTGGAACTATATTGGAACTGACTATGTTCCTTTCAATGATGGTTCCATCACATCTCTTGTCTATCAGGGATCTGGTTCTACACCAAATGTAATAGTTAATAACTATACTGGTAACTATGCACTTTTGGGATTCACTAACCCAGGTACGGGAGATTATTCTACAGGAACTTATGGTTCAACTGGATGGCAGAATTCAACATATCAAGTTGATGTAACTGGTGCTTACCTATTAGGATTTGCTGTATTCAACCTTGGAGATACTGCTCTTTCGCCAGTTCTTTTAGTTGATAGTCAACCAGGAACTACATTAGCAAATGGTCAACCATTCGGTGCAGTTGCTCCCAATAATCCAAATGCTCCTACGGTAAATCAAACACCATCTGCCCCAACAGTAACTGGAACATCAACATCCGATCAAGTTACAACATCTGCATCAATTTCAAATGTTGTAGTAACATCTCAAGTTACTTATAATGTAAGTAATCTTGATACTGATGGATATGGAGTAGTTCAGAACTATACTGATACTGTAGAAACTACAACTCCAGTTACTACAACTACAACAACTACAACTCCAGTTACAACGACCACATATTCTGATGGTTCTACAACCACCTCAAACGGAACGCCAGTAGTAACCACAACAACATCAAACGGAACTTCAACTTCACAAGTTACAGGAACTGTTCTGAACTATACTTCAACAATTGCTCCTTCCGTTTCTTCTGCAATTGCTGCATCACAAACACTTCCAGCAGTTACAACTAAAGCATATAATTTTGAAGCAAGTGAATCTAGTGGGAAACAACAAATCAAAAAACGAACGGTGACGACTGTAACCACACCAATGGTTACTACCACAACTACAACTCCAGTCACCACAACTGCTTATGCTGATGGTACAACAACCGTAATCGACGGAACTCCATCATATTCTTATGCTTATTCTAATGATGTTGCAGTATCAGATTCTTATGATTATTACTTTGGACGCATTGACCAGTTAGAAGTTCTTGATGGAATCAATGATGGTATCAATGGACTTCTCAATCACGAACCAACCTCAGGTAAGCAAAGATTGAGAGTGTTTGAGAACAACAGATTTGTTCAGTCTTATAATGCTGACGGATACACTGCAGATTCTAAAATCTTCGGTGGTGGTTTTGAGGTTGATGTGACCAAAGGTTGGACTCTTGGTGGACAGTATAATAGAGTTAACATAAACCTTAATGGAGTTGACTCAAAGACACAACAGAACAAAGATCACTTCGGTGTATTCAGTGAACTCAGAGGAAATACACTCACTCTGAATACTAATGCTGCGATTGCAAACAGTAATTATAAGTACAATAGAAATGTAGAAGGTGTCTTTAATAATGCTGGTGAAACAACTGGTTCCGAGTGGTGGGTTTCTAATCGTTTATACTGGCATCTTCACAAGGCAGTAAAACCATTTGTTGGATATACTGTTCAGAATGTAAAGAGAAATGCTTATAATGAAACAGGTTCACCAGAATCTGCTAGAAGTGTTGGTGAGTTCAATCAAACAACACACATTGGTGAAGCAGGTCTCAAACTAGAAACTCGTTTTGGTGGTAAGAAGAAGG